CTGTGGGTCGCCTCGGTCTGACCTACCACCCTTCCGCACCTCGAAGTCGCTGGCAAAGTCCAAACGCGCCAGACAGTCGAGGTAGAGAATTATGAGATAAGACGGCAAACCAGTCGTGTCTGTCAACTGCCTTGCCTTTAAAACTTTCGATAGGCTGATCATCACCGACGGGTATGCGTCGTGTTTTACCCGGCGCGCCTTGACCTCAGCGAAGCCGCAGACCGACCCGCGGTCGCGCATGTCGTGTATGGCGAAGTCCAGCTCGTACCTGACCGGCAGCTTGTAAAGCTCGTAGCCCTCAAGCACCAGCAGGTCGGCGACGCGCTGCTCGTTGTTCAAGTCCGCCTTGGTCTCGTAAAGCGGCCGGCTCACTTGATCTTCCAATCGACGCCATCCTCGGTAATTAAGCAGTAGGTGTTCTCAACCTGCTCGAAGCCGCGCATTGTCATTGCGACGTGACACTCGCTGATCGTCTCGTGCTTCGATATGACGTCGACCTTGCCCGACGTGTCGCTAGTCATCACCACTAATATCAACCAATACTTCATGTTACCCCCGCCAGATGCTCTCGCAGCACCATCTCGAATGTGTCCCAGTCCATCGTAGTCGTGTAAGCCCAGTCATACGCCTCGGCAATGTCACCGGCGACGTATGAATTGCCCAGCATGACCAGAGCTTGCACGGGCAGCCGCACCTGTATCGGCTGACGATCGAGTTTATAGATCAGGCACGGCAACGCGTCATTTGTGTTGGCCGAAGACCGAGCCGCTGTGACGATCTGATCCCACCAGCTCGGTGATACGCCGCTGGCGTACCGCTTACACTCAATCAGGAACGGGAACGGCTTACCGTCAGCAGGCTCAAGATCGCTCAAATCTTTTTCCTGATATTGCGACAACCGACGCCGTAATTTGCGACCCGTTGCCAGCTCGATCAGCTTTGCGACTTCACGCTCGAAGGCCGCCCCCTTGGCACGTCCACCACCGGCACGCATCAGCCCAAGTTCTCCAAGCCGTGCCGCCCGGCCTGACCGTCGAGCGACGACTGCACACTGCGCTGCCGGATCTTGCTGGCAATCTGTGCCGCAAGCATCTCGTCGGCCAGCGACGACTGACTGCGGTGAGCCGACAATTCCAGCTCTTTTTTTAGCGCCTCGATGGTCGAGGTTCTGAGCCTCAGCAATACTGGCTTAATTTCTGACATTTTGTGACCCCTTCTGTGATCAAAGCTGGAAGTTAAAAACGCCTCTAGCAACTTTTTGGTACTAACATGCCCCAAAACACCCAAAGCCCGTTAGTGAGCTTCTATGGGCGATTAAAGGCATAGTGCTATTTTTTTGATATTTTTACGATATAGCACTTGATTTACCCTAATATAAAGCCCATATTCAAATAGTCGAGAGGCACAAAACAGGTAAATTACAAGGGAGACTAAAATGTCAGACTATTCATTAAATCTAAATGCTATCACTTGGCCTGCCACTGAGGCCATACTTAAACTTGACCAAAATTTTGTCGGCACGCCTGACTATATGGGCGTCGCATACTTCTGGAGCCACGCTTACCGTCATTACCTGCGCGACGCATCAATCGCTCAGCGCCGCCGCATCCACAGCAAGATGTTGGATTGCGGATTAGACGTTAGTGGCGTCAGCGAGATGCACGCTCAAGTCATCTTTAATTGCCTCAACGGCAAGAAATTAAAATGCGGTCACACCGTAAATTGGCGCGACCTTGCATCAATGCGCGAACAGGCGGCGGCCTAACAGCCCCGCCCCAACCAAGGGAGAATAAAATGACCAACTTTACTGAAATGGAAATGATCGTTCTTAACATCCTCGCCGACAATCACGGCGAACAGTGGGACACTGAGCATGATGATAATTCACCGCACATTGACACATACGAATTGACGACTGATGGGTCTGGTCAGTGCGGCACGATCTTCTCTAAAAATAATCTCGACCCGAAGGTTTATCGCGGTGTGGTTTCAAGCCTCATTCAAAAGGGTGCTTTAGAGGTCGACGAATACGACACGATGACAGACCCACGCAAAGGCTTTTTGCCTATGATTGCCGTGGCAATTAGCTTCGACACATTCAACGAAATCAGAAAGGCGGTGGCTTAACAGCCCCGCCCGAAAGGGAGACTGATATGAAAATCAAAATTGAAACCACCATCTATCTTTCGGACGACGACATCGCGGCCATAAAATTTTATATGGATGACCTTGGCGTCGAGGGTGAGACACTGCGAGACTTTGTGAAGTCAAGCTGCGCGGCTTGGGCGCACGGCTTTGTCCACGAAACTGAGAGTAATTACAGGGAGCATGTCCAATGATTAAAGACATAATCGGAATGTTGTTTTTAGTGTCGTTTGCGGTGGTGATGTGTACCAACATCGTGACGACTGAGTGGAACGTGTGGGCCTTGATGGTCAAATTAGGGGGGCAGTGATGATACGCGCATTTACCACCGCCCCAGACATACGCGGGCATGAGAGCGTCGTCAGAGCCTTTGAGGCTGACGGCATGAAGGTAGAGCTTCCAGACGGCTACATCGTGTTCGATCATTTCTATGACCCCAACCATCCAGTCGAGGTGAACGGCTCGATATACGCTCCAGAAGTTGGCACGGTCGTTTACCCCACATCTGTTGGTATGCCAGCCGACGCGTCCTGCTACCTTGTGCTGGCGAAGCACCGCACCCAGAAAACTTACTTCAACGGTGACTACGACGTCAGCTCGGACATCGTCTGCGTCAAGACGCACAAGACGCCGAAGTTTCGCACGGTCAAGCACATCATTCGGTTTGTGCCAGAAACGCGCCGCCTTGTGTTTGAGAAGACAAAGCGAGAGAGGCGTAAGCAGTCGCCGTCAATGCGGCTGGCCTCGTTCAAACGTCAGAAGGCTTTGCGCTGGGCGACGCCAAGGTGGTGCGACAGGCGCGAGCTTGACCGGCTGGTGAGAAAAGTCAGGGGCATGAACAAAGAGGCTGGCTTTATCAGATTTCATTTAGACCACATCGTGCCGCTTCAAGGTAACGACATATGCGGTCTACATGTGCCGTGGAATTTGCAGGTAATCACGGCTGAAGAAAACCTGCGTAAATCTAACAAGTGGAGTAGTTAAAATGGTCGGAAAGAAAACACCCAACGACATCATCACAGCGAGCCGCATACCGGCTCTGATGAACGCGTCGCCCTACGACACACCCAACGATCTGCTGGCAAGCGTGCTGGCAGACATCGAGGGCAAACCCGACCCCAAGCCGTTTAACGGCAACGAGGCATGCGATTGGGGCGACACACTTGAGCCGGTCATACTGCTGACCGCAACCGAGCGCCTCGGCCTCGACGACTTGAAGCTCGAACACGACGCGCTGTTCCACGACAGCATCTCGTTTGCGGCGTCCCTCGATGGCACCGCAGATGCGGGCGTCGGCGGCTGGGTCGACACAAGCTACGACAAGGGCATCATCTGTCCCAACGGCCGGGTGTTTGTGACCGGCACGGGCGTGCTGGAGAGCAAGCTAACCAGCGCCAAGCCAGAGGACGTCCCAGCGGCTCACAGGGGCGTGTTACAGCTACAGGGGCAGTTACTGGTCAGCAAAGCCACTTGGGGCGCTGTGTGCGTCTTATACGGCGGTGTAGAGCTACGCATCTTCCTGTACCAAGCCGACGCGGCCGTGCAGTCGAAGATCATCGACGCCATCGAAGACTTCGAGCGCCGCAAGCGCGACATCGAGTGGTATCCGGTGCTGTCCAGCTCGGACGGCAACACAGCCTACCCACGGGTCGACGACGTCTCCCCGCCGCTGGAATTGCCGGCCACCGAGGCTGAGTGGCTCGCACAGCTTGTCAACGCCAAGGATGCCAAGAAGGCAGCCGAGGCGGACATAGACGAGGCTGAGGCTGCTCTCAAAGAGTTTATGGGCAGCCACGAGGCCGCGACCGGCGTCGTCGGCAACACCAAATACGCGGTGCGCTGGCCGATGCGGCAGTTCAAGGCACAGCCGCCCAAGCCAGCCACGCCGGGCAAGCCGGCGCGCACGGTGCGTCAGAACACGCTGACGGTAAAAGAGGTGCGTGATGACTGACGTGCCTCTGACCCCAAAGCAGCACCACATGCGGCTGGTGATAGCGCGGTTCCACCGCAAGTACGGTTATTACCCGTCGATCCGTGAGCTGTCCGAGAAGACTGGCAAGTCAATGACGCAGTGCGCCCGGTACATGAACGCGCTGGTCAAACGCGGCGCCGCAGAGAAAATCGCTGGCATCGCCCACGGCTTTCGATTAGTGTAATTGGCGTCGGGTGTTCCTCCCTTCCCGACGCTACCTTGCCCCCGGCTTCGGCTGGGGGTTCTTTTTATGTGTGCGACATTTTGTCGCATTATTAGTGCTTGCGTTATGCTATCAGTCTGATATAATGAGTTATCAATTAAGAAAGGGAGAATTGATATGACTAAGTTAAGACCAATCGTTAAAGCCGCTTTTAAGTGTGACGCTCTGGTTTACCAGTTTGAGGTCATTGATTGTGAGGATGGTATCCTGACATCTGATGATGTTGAGGAAGAGGTCAACGAAAAATTCAGTGACGCCTACATCATAGGCGAAGCTGAAAACCGTTTATCCATCTGCGATGCAAACGAAGATGACCCTGACTATCAGCGTGATGCGCGTCAGCTTGAGCGTTTCATCAGCAAATATTCTAAGGCGGCGGCGCAATGAGCGCCGTCCCGTTTACCGTCGGCCAGTGGGCGTGGATCATCGACGATCGAGGCCAGCAGATCAGCGTGCTGGTGCGCCACATCGAAGAGATGGACGACGGCTACAGCGTTAAGTTCGAGGACATGCAAACCGGCGACCGGTACTACCGGCGCTACAGAGTAGGGGCAGAAAATGAAGACACCAACGATTGACGAATTGAAAAAGGCGCTCGCCATACCAGCCGCAAAGCCACCGCTTGACCGGCTGGGTCGGACGAACCGGTCAACCACCAGCAAGAGCATGATGCTCAAGATCAGAAAGAAAAGCCCTGTTAAATAGCTTCTCCCTGACCCCCGGCTTCGGCTGGGGGTTTTACTTTTTCTTATTCTGGAAACTTTCCAGCGCACCGGCACCAAAGTAGAAACCAAGGATAATCATCATCGCGTAGTTGATGCTGAATTGTTCCATCACCTGCGTCACAGCGTCTGGGTCGCCCGTACCAACAATCGTCATCGTCAGCACGATGATGTAGCTGGCGAGAAACGTGAAGCCAAACATCAGGGCGAGGTAACGCTGCGCCAGTTTGAATGGCGCGTATGCGGCCATAAGATCTATGCGGGCTTTGCTCTTAGCCGCAATCTCTTCCTCTGTCGATGTGTGCATGTCGTCGATGAGCTTCATGCCCTGCTTTACGACATCGCCAGACCCCAATATTTTTCCTAATACTGCCAACATCACTCAACCCCCAACACTCTCGATAATCCAAAAACTTCCATTAACATAAATGTAAAAAACAAAAGCAGCACACCCCCGGCAATCAGTTTGCCGCTGAAATTTGTTGAGCCTATTTTAATAGCCACAAATTCGTTGCCCAAAATTCTAAGCACAAGCTCAAAACTGTTTTCGCCAACCGCAATCGATAGCGGCTTTTTTTCGTCAGCCATCAATAGCTCCACACGTTGGGGCGTGGGCCACCCTTGAATGTGTCGAGGTGTAGAAACCGTCCTGACCCTTTTTGCGCCACGCCAATGCCCGTAAAACCGTGTTTAAACGCCAGCTTCATCAGGTCATAGCATTCTGTCCCGGCCACAGCCACGTCCACTGCAATGCCTCTGGTATGCACACCCGGCGCTGCCTTACTTGCCTCGACGCTGTGTTGCGGCGAGCGGTAGGCGCTGGTGATTGTCATCGGCTTGCCATACTCATCGCGCAATGCCTGCAATTTCTGCATAAAAATTTCAGACATCTTGCAGTCTCCGGTTTCACTGCACCGCATCTCTGCCTCAGAAAAACTAGGGTAATCTTTCCAATTCATCGTCTCATTTCCTTGACAATTTCAATCGCTTTAAAAAATGACGCACGCTCCGCCTCAGCCTCATCAAATAGCTTGGCCGACACGCGCTTCGTATATTGCCGCACTGACCAGATTGGCAACCACAACGTGCGCCGATGTTCAGCGCCCACAAGGCATAATAGGTCATAATCTTCCTCGCTCGGTAAATGTTTAACCTTGCATCCACTGCTAAGCTGGAAATGGTACACCGGGCTGCGACGCCTCTCATTCTTAACCAAGTGGCTAGTCTTAACTTGTACACGGTAAAATTCATTATCGTCACCCCAGCATACCAAATCAACCTTGTCCTGCTGCGCCATCGAGACGCGATACCCAAACTGTAACACAGCCGAAGCGGCGACGTACTCGCCCATCAAGCCGGTTGCGGTGTGGCTAATCACGCTATCCCGATTGCCCCGGCTACCGACACCATAAAGAAAACGAAAAGACCAATCGCCATAGCTACTACGCCGGACACAATCAGCGCAGCCTTTAGCCCTTCCATCATCTCATCGTGTTTAATCTTAGCTTCCTTGATCGCCTTCGCCTGAGCCTCTCGCTGGATTTGGATACGCTTTTGCCGTTCGGCAAGTATCGAAGCCCAAGTGCCGTGTCCGAAGCGTAGGTCGCACATCGCCGCAACTTCCCTGAGCGCCTCCGCCGCAAGGCGTTGGTTGACGATCTCTTTTGCCACCGTATCAACACCAAACTGATCACCCAGCCTCACGCCTGATTTTTTCGACGCCTTCTTCTGAACCTCGTCCGACCCTTGAAACAGCGCGTCGATGTCAGACGCAATGGTCGAAATATCTTTCGCGGTGCCGATTGTGCTTTTGATGCCGTCGACCGCCGCCTTAACCAGCGCAATTCCGGCCAGCGCCTCTGCGACTACCATTAGGTTAGCCGCCCCGGCGTCAGTTGTTTGCATCTGTATTTTTGAGGCATGATTGCGCCCTTGTTTATTTGAGCTATAGCGTTGCCCATCTCATGCGCGCGGGATATGCAACGCTCGCGGTCTTTGTACGGGCCGCGCGTGTCGTGATACTCATAACATTGCTCTGGCACGACTACGCTACAAGCTAGGACTATAACCTTAAACATTGCCTTGGATACGCTTGATGATTTTCTGAACCGTCTTGGTTTCGTAAATCCTGATCAACACATAGGCGCCAGTAAACAGTGCAACAAAGTCAGGCACCATCGCCATATACGCCGCAACGGTTCCAGTGCCGGCTGCAACGTCGAGAATG